CGAGTACAAACAACAAGGTGAAGTTCGGCCTTAAGAACTGCCATTATGCGAAGGCGACACTTGATCCGGATACCAATGCCGTGACATTTGGTACGCCTGTTGCGATTCCGGGTGCTGTGAACCTGTCGCTTGATCCGGAGGGCGATACCGAACCGTTCTATGCGGATGATATGGTGTATTACACCACTGTAGCGAACAACGGTTATTCCGGTGATCTGGAAATTGCGCTGATTCCGGAAAGCTTCAGGAAGGATATCCTGAAGGAGACCGAGGATGCGAACGGTGTTCTGGTGGAGGATTCCACGGTGGAGCCGGAGCATTTCGCTCTGCTCTTTGAGTTCTCCGGGGATAAGAAAAAAATCAGACACTGCATGTATTACTGTACAGCTGCAAGGCCTACGATTGAGGGCAAGACCAATGAGGATAGTAAGGAAGTACAGACCGAGAAGCTGGAGATCACGGCGACTCCGCTTCCGAACGGACTTGTGAAGGTTAAAACCGGTGCGAATACTTCCGATGCGGTCTACAACGGATGGTATTCCAATGTCTATCAGACAGAGCATGCACAGGTATCTGCGGTTCTTACCGGGATTACGATTGGAAGCCTGCAGCTTACGCCTGCTTTTGATGCCGGAACCACTTCCTATACGGCTGAGACCGTGAATGATGAGGATGGTGTATCGGCTACTGCGGCAAGCGGAACGGCGGTCACGATACTTGTAAACGGGGCGGCTCATACCAGTGGCAGCGATGCGACATGGGAGAGCGGAACCAATACTGTGACAGTGATCGCGAGCAAGACCGGATGCACCAGTACGGCTTATACCGTAACGGTGACAAAGAACGGACAGGGTTGATCTTAGCGGGCAGGGCTTCGGCTCTGCCCATTCTTGTGATTGGAGGAAAGAAAAATGGCACTTACAAAGACAGTGAATATTGATGGCAAGGATGTGACTTTCAGGGCTTCCGCTGCCATTCCAAGAATATACAGGAACAAGTTCCACAGGGATATCTATAAGGATCTTCACGACCTGCAGAAGAGCATTGATGAGAACGATCCCGAAAATTCCGCATTGGATTCTTTTTCGCTGGAACTGTTCGAGGATATCAGCTACATCATGGCGAAACATGCGGATCCGCAGGGGGTTCCGGATACTCCTGATGAGTGGCTGGATCAGTTCGGGACATTTTCCATCTATCAGGTGCTTCCGGAGATCATCGAGCTTTGGGGCCTGAATGTGCAGACACAGGTGGAGAGTAAAAAAAACTTCGAGCGACTGACCGGGAAATGACAACGCCGCTACTGTTGCTCCGGTGCGTGCAGCTGGGCATCCACATTAGCGAATTGGATCTACTGACGATCGGAACCGTGCTGGATATGTACACGGAGCTTCAGAGGGATGATGAGCCACATGATCAGTTGGCAAGTCAGGATGATATGGATCGATTTTAATGGGAAGGAGGTTGAGACATGGCTGGCAGAATCCAGGGCATCACCGTTGAAATCGGCGGCGATACCACCAAACTACAGACTGCCTTAAAAGGCGTAAATACAGAGATCAGAAATACTCAGAGCCAGCTGCGTGATGTCGATAAGCTCCTGAAACTTGATCCGGGGAATACGGAACTGCTTGCTCAGAAGCACAGGCTTCTGGGTGATGCCGTCAAGGAAACGAAGGAAAAGCTGGAGACCTTGAAAATGGCAGCGGAGCAGGCAGAGCAGGCTCTTAAGGATGGAACGATCACGCAGGATCAGTATGATGGCCTGCAGCGTGAGATTGTTGAGACTGAACAGAAACTGAAGGCTCTGGAGGAACAGGCAAGACAGTCCGGTACTGCACTTCAGGAGATTGCCGCAAAGGGTGAGAAGCTGAAGACGGTTGGTGACAATGTTACCAATGTCGGAAAGAAGTTCATGCCTGTGACTCTGGGCGTTGTGGGATTAGGTACGGCGGCGGTGAAGACTGCCGCTGATTTTGATTCTGCCATGAGCAAGGTAGCGGCGGTCTCCGGTGCGACAGGCTCTGATCTGGAAGCACTCCGGGATAAAGCACGTGAGATGGGTGAGAAGACAAAATTCTCTGCATCCGAGGCAGCGGAAGCCATGAACTATATGGCTATGGCCGGGTGGAAGACAGAGGACATGCTTTCCGGTATCGAAGGTGTCATGAACCTGGCTGCGGCTTCCGGTGAAGATCTGGCTACCACTTCGGATATCGTGACAGATGCACTGACAGCGTTTGGACTTACGGCGAAGGACTCCGGGCATTTCGCGGATATCCTGGCGGCTGCTTCCAGTAATGCGAATACGAACGTCTCCATGATGGGTGAGACCTTCAAGTATTGCGCTCCGATTGCCGGCGCTCTGGGGTTCTCTGCGGAGGATACGGCGGAAGCGATCGGTCTGATGGCGAATGCCGGTATTAAGGGATCCCAGGCTGGTACGGCTTTGAGAACCATCATGAATAACCTGTCCGGAGAGGTAAAGATCTGCGGTTCTTCCATCGGAGAGGTTACAGTTGCAACAACCAATGCAGACGGCTCCATGAGGGATCTGTCGGATATCCTTGCAGACTGCCGGACGGCATTTTCTGGATTGTCTGAATCTGAGAAGGCGGCAGCGGCTGAATCGTTGGTAGGCAAAAATGCGATGTCCGGCTTCCTGGCTTTGATGAATGCCGGGGAAGCGGATATCAATAAGCTTTCCAGTGCGATTGATAACTGCGATGGTTCTGCGGCAAGTATGGCTGAGACCATGAACGACAACCTTGCAGGTCAGCTGCAGATATTGAAGTCTCAGCTGGAAGAGCTGGCGATTTCCTTTGGTGAGCTGCTGATGCCTGCGATCCGGACGATTGTGGGTTGGATCCAGAAGTTTGTGGACTGGCTCAATTCGATGGATGAAGGTACCAGGAAGGTGATCGTGACGATTGCCCTGGTGGCGGCAGCGATCGGACCGATACTGATTATAGTCGGTAAAGTTATCTCTGCTGTCGGTACCATTATGACTCTGGTTCCGAAGCTGGCAGGTGTGATCAATGCGGCGAAGGTAGTATTTGCTGCCTTTAATGCGGTATGCGCAGCGAATCCGTATGTGCTGATCATAGCGGCGATCGTTGCCCTGGTAGCGGCATTTATTTATCTCTGGAATAACTGTGAAGAGTTCCGTCAGTTTTGGATTGACCTGTGGGAGAGCATCAAGGAGATTGCCATTGCCGTATGGGAGGCGCTGAAGGCCTTCTTCCAGGCAGCATGGGAAGCAATCAAGACCACGGCAACAACGGTCTGGAATGCGATCAAGGATTTCTTCTCCAGTCTGTGGGAAGGTATCAAAAATATCTTCATTACAGTGGTGAATGCGATCAGCACGTTCCTGACAACGGCTTGGAATGCAATCAAGAATACTGTGACTACGGTGTTCAATGCGATCAAGACATTTTTCACGACAGTCTGGAATGGGATCAAATCGGTTATCACGACTGTGGTAAACGCGATCTCCACCTTCCTGAGTACGGCGTGGAACGGGATCAAGACCGCAATCACTACGGTACTGAATGCAATAAAAACTGCGGTTACTACGGTCTGGAACGGTATCAAGAATACGATCACGACTATCGTGAACGCAATCAAAAATGCAGTCACGACGGCATGGAACAATATCAAGTCTGCTGTATCCAATGCGGCGAACGCGATCAAGACCGGCGTGACAAATGCCTTCAATGCCATGCTGAACGGCATTAAGAATATCTGCGGAAATATCTATGGCACGGTGAAGGGCGGATTTGATAAGGCAATCAATTTCGTGAAAAACCTGGCATCGCAGGCTTTCCAGTGGGGCGCTGACTTCATTGGCGGCATCGTGAATGGTATCAAGTCCATGATCGGTAAGGTAGGCGATGCGGTATCTTCGGTTGCGGATAAGATCCGGAGCTTCCTGCATTTCTCCGTACCGGATGAAGGACCATTGACAGATTATGAGAGCTGGATGCCGGACTTTATCGATGGACTGGCGAAGGGTATTGAGAAGAGCCGTGGCATGATTGAGAATGCCATGAACGGCGTGACTTCTGATCTGACCATTACTCCGAGGGTAATGGCGGCTCAGGGTGGCTATTTCGGTTCTGCTGCATCAAGCGGTGATCTGATTTCCGGTATCAATACGGCACTGAACACAGCTCTGGCCGGTGGCGGTGCTGCAGGGGATATCGTGATCCCTGTTTATATCGGCGGTGACATGATCGATGAGATTGTGGTTACGGCTCAGCAGAGAATGAATTTAAGAAGTGGAGGCAGGTAATATGGCTCATTTGCAGTATCTTGTTTTTAACAATGAGAATATCCCGATGCCTGCCTCTTATTCTGTGAGTTTATCGGATGTTGAGGCAGACAGCGGCGGTGTTACGGAAGCGGGAACCACACAGAGAGATGTAGTAAGAGAAGGTGTTGTTCAGATCGGCGTGACTTTCCGGGTATCGAAGAAGTGGCTGAATAAGTTTTCGGCGTATAAGAA